ATAACTCTAATAAGTGCGTGATCAATATGTTTCATCAAAGCGGCAATAAGATAGCTCGCATTCATTCCAATGCAACTTGGGTAATGAACCACGTATATATGCCTAGAAATTGGCGTGATAGGTGGCCGCAGTTCGCTGCTGACATTACTAAGTATCAGCGAGAGGGCAAGAATGCACACGATGACGGCCCAGACGCACTCACAGGCATAGCGGAGAAAATCAATGCGCCGCAGGTTCGTAGCGGTAGAATTAATATCAATTAGAAAGGGGCAATATGGCAATAATTAACAATAACCCTCGATTAGAGGAGTATGAGCTGTTGCATGACGCATATTATGGTAGCGGTATGTTCGCTACTGGGGCGGCGATTACGGAACACGCTCGAGAGAGCACACAGTCAATTAATTTTAGACGTAAGATAGCTTACTACTTAAATTACACAGGGCCTATCTTGAATGCCTCTGTAGATCCTATATTCAAAGACGAAATCAAACGAGAATACGGCAAATCTGTATTATTTGATGAGTTTATTAACGATGTAGACCGTCAAGGCACATCGCTACAGGAATTTATAGAACAAAACGCTATGTCAGCTAAGCTGTATGGCGTTATGTATATCGTAGCTGATAACGTGAGCGAGTTTGGCAGCTCTTTGGCTGAAACATTGGCTAATAGGTCTATGCCTTATCTCACGGCGGTTGAGCCTAAGAACGTAGTGAATTATGAGTTTGACGACAACGGAAAGCTCAAATTATTTACTTATGCGACGTATTTGAAGAATGCTGACGGCACAATCAAAGCACACTACCACACGTGGACGCCTACAGAATGGAAAATCACCGATAGCGACAATAAAGTAGTAGGGCAAGGTGAGCATAACATCGGACGTATTCCAATCGTTCAATGGTTTGGTAGGGCAGCACGCAAGCGTGATATTCTTCCACCGCCTGAGTATTTGAGTATCGCTAAAACGAATGCTCATGTATATAATTTGTGCTCTTTGCTATCTCAAATCTTATACAATCAGACATTCTCTATCTTGACTATGCCAGTCGATAACAATGGCTTGCAAGATGTAACTATCGGTACTGATAACTTGCTCGCATATCCATTCGAGTCAAGCAAAGCGCCGAACTTTATCGCACCAGATAAAGGGCCAGCCGAGGTACTTATGGCTCAAATTGATAAGCTCATCAATGAAATGTATCGCATGAGCGGTATTGATAGCGTTATCGGCGTGCAGCAAGCTAAGAGTGGCGTGGCTAAACAATGGGACTTTGAGCGTACTAATCAAAATCTAGCAGCCTTTGCAGTTCGTTGTGAGAATGCAGAATATGACATTATCGCTCTCTATAAGCTATGGAGTGGCGATAATTTGGAGTATTTTTGCGAGTATCCAAAAGACTTCAAGGTAAATGATGTTACTGAAAGCCTTACGCAGGCTCAGCAAGCCAAAGACCTCGAATTTGAGTCAGACACTTTCGACAGCGAGATCTTAAAGAAAGTAATTGACGCTTACATGCCTAATTTGGAAAAGGAAACTAAAGACGCAATCGTTAAAGAGGCGCAGACAGCGGCCGACACCAAAGCCCAAGACCAAACTTATGACGATGATGATCTAAACGGTGGCGATGATGACACAGACGAGCCAAACGCTTGATAAAATACTCGAGCAATTCGAGAAAATGGTACTTGAGTTAGTATCGCTTGGATATTCAGCCGATAAGGCTGTTCAAATCGCTTATAAGACTTATCCTATTATGGAAATGCTAGAGGCCCCTCTCACGGCTGATATGGTAGAGAATTTTAACAAAGCCTATCATAGTGTGCTTACACCGCTCTCGGTAGCAGGGCATAGGCCTTTTAATTACACGACTCAATCAATCAGTGAGGCTATGCAAGCCGCTTGGGCGAGCGACGGCTTAAAGCTATCTAAGCGACTACATAAAAACGCTCATAAAGTGCGACGAGAGACGACGGCGGTTATCGCTAACTCTCTAAAGCGTGGTAAAAGCATTCGTGAGATAGCTCGCTCTATATTCGAGGGCTATGGCAAGGGCGGCATTATTGATACCGATAAACTCCCTAAACATATTGAACGTCTTAGAGCGTTAAAGCCGCCGCAAGCGCTCAATGATGATGAATTAGCTCGATTTAAGCGAACCATTAGGCGCACAGAGCGGCTAGTACGGCAGAACACAACGCCAAGCCTACGAGCTGCCTATTCTGAGTTAATTCGAGCGGTAGACGAGGGCAACGCTATAGACCTTTCTCGAGCTGTTACTGTAGCAGTGCAAGAAAAGGCACGATACAACGCCGAGCGAATTGCACGCACAGAAATGGCTAGGGCTTACGCAGACGGTCAGATGAATAGATATGCTCACGATGATGATGTTGTAGCTTTGAAATGGACGCTATCAAGCAGGCACCCTCGCTATGATATATGCGATTTTTACGCTAACGCTGATTTATATGGGCTAGGTAAGGGGATATATCCAAAAGATAAATTTCCTACGTTACCTGCTCACCCTCATTGTATGTGTAGAATATCACCTGTCTATGATTTTGAAGTAGATATTACCAAAGCAAAAGACAATACGAACGAGGGCGGCAAGAAGTATATAGAGTCTATTTCTCGTGATCACAGAGAAAAATTGCTCGGTATAAGCGGCAGTAAAGAGGTTAAAAGCGGCAAAGCTAACTGGAAAGACCACATAAGAGGCTGGAATGATGAAACATTCGAGCCACGAACACCAAAATAAAATACATAATTTATACCTACAGGCCTATGCAAGTGAATGCATGGGCCTTTTATATTGCCACAAACTAGCAGGAGGCGAAATGTGGCGTAATTCATGACGAAAAGGAGAAAGACTCATGACTTTAGCAGAATTGTACGCAGCACTTGAAAAACTCGAGGGGGGCAAAGACCTCGTGGCAGGCTTTAAAGGCGAAATCTCTCGTATTAACGAGGTAGCCAAAGCCGACCGACTCAAATTCGAGAAAACTATTACCGATTTAACCTCAGCACGTGATGAGTTAAAAGGTAAGGTTGACGAATACGAGGCTCACAAAGGCGAAAAAAGCCCAGAAATCTTGGCTCTTGAAAAGCAAATCAAAGGCCTCACAGATAAGTATGAGCAAGCCGAAAAAGCTCGCCAAGCAGAGATTGAAAAGCGTACTAATTCCGAAATCAGCGCTCAAACAATCGCAGCGCTCACAAAAGCTAATTGCACAGACGCCGAAACATTCAGCAAGCTCATTGCTGGGCAGATTTCCGTACAACAAGACGGCTCTTATGGCTGGACTAAGGACGACGGCACAATCGGCACTATCGAGGAATGCGCAACGGCATTTCTTGCTGATAAGCCTTACGCCGTTAAAACTACGCAAAAAGGCGGCAGCGGTGCAGGTGCTGGCAACGCTAATGACGGTAATGGTCAATTAGCGGAAATGTACAAAATCGCAGGCATTAAACCGCCTAGCGAGGGTTAATTTTTAATGATGAAATGAGGTAATAATCAATGGCAATTAATACTTTGCAAATGGCTCAAAATTTCCAAACAGTACTAGACCAACAGATGTTAGTTGGTGCTACATCTGGCTTTATGGAGGCCAACGCTGGCGACGTTGTATATAACGGCGGCGATACTGTTAAAATTCCTACTCTTTCCGTTGACGGCTTGGCGAACTATGACCGTGATAACGGCTACAACCGAGGCGCTGTATCTTTGACATTCAAAGATTTCAAACTTACTCAAGACCGTGGCCGTAAATTCTCTATCGACTCTATGGACGTAGACGAAACAAACTTCTTGGCAACAGCAACAAATGTTATGACTACATTCCAAAAAGAACAAGTTATCCCAGAGGTAGACGCTTACCGCTACTCTAAAGTGGCTGCATATGCTAAGCAAGAAAGCCGCAAAACAGATACTTTCACGCCAGACGATACTAACATTGTCAAACAGCTTAACAAAGAAATCATGGAAATTGAGGACTTAATTGGCGAAACTGGCGATTTGGTAATCGTAATGAGCGCACGAGTTCAAGGCATTTTGAACGAAGCAGCAGGCGCTAAAGGTATGCTCAACGTAGCTAACTTTACGCAAGGCCAATACAATACTCGTGTTCGTACATATAACGAAATTCCTATCATTGGCGTGTCTAGCGCACGCTTAAAATCTCAATACGTGTTTAACGACGGCAAAACTAGCGGCCAAGAAAAGGGCGGCTTTAAAGCTGATACAGGCGCTAAAGCTATCAACTGGCTTATCATGAGCCGTAAAGCTGCTATTGCCGTGTCTAAAACAGACAAAATGCGTATCTTTGATCCAACTGTGAACCAACAAGCTGACGCATGGGCGATTGATTATCGAAAATTCCATGATGTATGGGTTCCTAAGAACCGCATAGCGTCCTTGTGGGTAAACTTTGGCGCATAATTAGGGGGTAACTATGGGTAAATACAGAGTAATTCGTATGAATGAGGTTAGATACACGGACGATGAAAGCACTCTCGAGCTGTGGCTTGATGAGGGCTTTGTATTAGAGCCAGAATTTGAACCAGAAACAGAGCCGACAGACGGCGAGGGCGGCGTAGGCGATGAAAACCCAGAAACAGAGCCGACAGACGGCGAGGGCGAAAAGGCTACAAAGTCCAGTAAGAAATAATCATGAACGCTAGAGAGGTGTTTGAAAAACGCCTACGACAAGCTATAAGAGCCAGCGCTCGAGAGGTACAGGAAGAGGCACAACGCACTCATCGCTTTACCTCTCGCAGCGGCCAGCTTGAAAGGGCTATAGACGTGCGTATGATTGGCGATAAAACAGCAGAGGTGTATATCGACAATAACCTCGCACCTTATGGGCCTTTCGTACATGAGGGAACACGAGCGCATTATATTTTTCCAAAAGAAAAGCAGTCTTTGCGCTGGGTTCCTGCTGGCGGCAATGGGTTTGTGTTTGCTAAACGTGTTTTTCACAGAGGCACTAAGCCAGACCAATTCTTATATGAGGCTCTCGACAATAGCCGTGAGGCTGTTCATGATATATTTTCAAAAGCTGTTAATGTATCGCTTGGCGAGATCGCTCGTAATGTTGAGCTAGGAGCTAAGCGAACAGAGCTACACATTAAACTGTAAGGGGTTTGATATATGCTATACGAATTTCAAAGCATGATATTCGATGATGAGATACTAGGGCCTAATGTGCTAGAAAGCACTTTGAAGAAAGCTGAAAATTGGCTGTATGTATTGGCTAAAAGGTTAGGCGTACAAGAGAGCGAGGTTATCCGTTCTTTTGTTGTAGATGAACTCGTAACATTGTATTGCTACAGAGAAACATGCATGAATAAAAGCGCCTCTCTAACTGGGCAATATAGCCGCAATGGCAACGATGATGATTATTATTCTAAGAAGTTGAAATATATCAACAATAGAATAGCGGTTTTAGAAAACCAAATCACAGCGGAGCAGCTCACAGGGCAGCCGTCCAAGTATGCAGGATATAGAAGTATTCCTCTGTATCGAGGTGGCTAATATGTGGCTCGAATTATTGAATAAAATTAAATACGCAATCGAAAAAGCTGGGTTTGACGGACAAGTCAAGCTCGGCTTTTTAAATCCTCAAAATGCTGGCGTTGACTCTCTCGGAATGGTAATGCTAGGCCGAGGCGAGGCAACCCCTAGCGACGATAAAGTGCAGAATATGCTCAAGCAAGAGTTTTACATCGAGGTATGGACTAAATCAGATAGTCATGAGTTCGATGTAGCTTATGAGCAAATAGCGGCTCTTGAAAGCCAAATAGAGAAAATCATCATTGCCTTTCGTGAACTGTGCGGCGCACTTAATGAGGAATATTGCGTATTACAAGACAGCGGCTATCAAATTGTTGATATTCGCTGCACAAATAAAACTGATGATCACGACAGTATGAGGCCGTTTATCGGTACTCAATACCGATTTGAGGCTAAGCTGTATGACCTAAACAATAATCTAAATACTAAAGGGGGTATTTATTAATGGCTGAATTGTACAAACCAGCGGCGGTGGATATGCCAACCGCAGGCAAAAACT